GTCTTCCAACAAGCGGTCGATCTGTGCAAACTGGAATCCTACTGCGGCGTTTTCCACTTGGGCCAACCGGCGCTCAAGGGTCTCGTTGCGGCGTTCCAGCGAACTGATCTTATGCTTTGCGCTAACCTCGCGTTGCTTCGTCAGGTCCTTCTTCAAGCGTCGCTCTTCACGACGCGCGGCTCGAAGGGCCTCTCTATCTTCTTCGGTGTCACCATCAACCTCACCGCCTTCGGATAGGTTTTGTGTGTCACCATCACCATCGCCGTCGTCGTCTTGCGATGCTGTGTTATCTTCTGTGCCCTCAAACGGGTCTACGTGGTCTTCCATGGCCGCCAACGCGCTACCATCATCACGTTCTTTAATGGCGATGTCTTCGCCAGCCTGCATTTCTGCTTTTTGCACTGATTTCATAACGAAATCCTTTATTCAACAAATGCGGGGAACATAGTCCTCGCGGTTTCAAAACTATCAATTGCGCAAATAACCTCGCGGTCTTGCAAAATGATAAACACAACCTCACCGTCGCCGTGTGGAACTGCCCAGCGGTCGCCGCCGTACTTGATCACACGAACAAGATCTCCTACCTCCACCCACGCGCCTTCTGGCCATGGTTCAAGGGTGCTAAGATCTCTGTATGCCAAGGGGCCTACTGCCACCACCTTTGCAATCACCTCGTTCCATTTTTCGGTGGCTTTTGTATCACTCACTAGAATGATGCCGCCTTTTGAAACGTCTTTGGCTTTTCGCAGTTGAACTACGATTCGGTTGCCTTTTAGTTTAATTCCCGGATCAACGGCCGGAAAACAGTCGGCTTCACTCCGACCATCTACTTGGTACTTGCTCTCTGTCATTGTCAGATTCCTCGTCCTCTTGCAGGACACTGTTGATAATATCCAAAGCCTCTTTCAGACCTTGGCCTCTCCCCACTAGCTGGTTGTATTTGTCCCAGCCATCGACCCCATTCAAAACGCCGTCTTGCAATAACAAAACAGCTTCTTTGATCTTGAAGATCGATTCATACAACGGGTCTTTCATCAAAAACCCTCCTTATAACTAAGTACACATAAAAGTGTGTACTTACGCCCTAACTTATTTTTTAAGACCGCGACTATTTACGGGCGGAACTTGGTACAAAGGGGCGGCGGGTGCCATCTTTGAACCAGAGGGTCCTTTTTCTACGGGTGAGCCGGGGCCGCCTGCGTAGCCGGGCTTGCCGGTGATCTTATAGTTCTTGCGAAAACCCATGTCTTGGTTGCCTGTTGCCATTACTGTGCTCCTGTTGGTTGTTGTGCTTGTTGGACCGCTTGGGCCAACTGTTGTTGCGCCTGCATCGCCGCATCGTGTGCACGTTGCTGTTCTGCTTGCGCTTGATCTAACCCATGCTTACGCAGGTCTGCGTACGCTTGGCTTTCTGCCTCCAACGCAGTCATCTCTTGTGAGTGCTGTTGTTGAATCTGTTGTGCGCTCAACGCTTGGTTGGCGTTGATCATTGCCACACGCTCTTTTGAAGCGTTGTTGATGTCGGCAATTGCCACCTTGGCTGAGTTGTCTTGGTCTGCCAACTGTTGTTGTAGCCCCAACTTTGCCTGAATCTCCGCAACCTTGGCCTGCATATCGCGCATCTTGTCTGCCATCTCGGCCTGCATCTTCTCGCGCTCCAGTTGGAACTTGGCCTGCGCCTCTTCCGTCTTGCGCTTTGTCTCTGCCATTTGTGTCTGCACCAAGGCCTGAGAAGTTGGGTCCGCCATGGCGGCCATCTGCATTTGAGACTGCTTGGACTGTTGCATCTGTTGCACCAACTGCTGAATAATTGGTGTGATGCCTTGGAACGTTTTCTCTGCGTCTTGGTTGACCAATTGCGCGGCCATGGCCAACGCCTCTTGGGCGGCTTGGTCCAGCTTGCGCTCTTCATTCAACTTGAACGAGTCTTCTCCACCAGCGGCGTGCGACACGTAGTTGCGCATCGACTGTAGGTAGTGCAGTGTCAGGTGTTGCTTGATGTGTTCCAACATCAATGGTGTTACGCCGGGGCCAATGAGTGGGTTGCCACCGTACGCGGGGTCCATCATGTACGCCAAGTGAACCTTCAGGTGGTCAATGTGGCTTTGGTCTGGGAACGCGGCGGCCGCGTGGCCCATTGTCATCTGAACGTTCTCTAAGGCAGGGTTACTCTCAACCGAGCCCTGTGGGTTAGGCATGACCTTCTCAATGTCAGGCACTTTCATCAGCTTCATCACGCGCAGGTGCGCTTCACGAATGTTGTACAGTTGCGGCGCTTTGTCTGCCAACTGCATCACCAACTGCGCCTGTGTAAGGCGCTGTGTTTCGCTGAAAATGTTTGGGTCAGAAATCGGGCTGACGTCTGAGTTGTCTTCAAAATCCTCAACCGCAATCTCGGCGCCGGACTGGTTGTCCATGTCTTCCAAGTACCAGCAATTCAGGCGAGACAGAATCTGCAGGCTCTTAGCCTGACTGCGGTGCAGTCGTGCGTGAATGCTTGAAAACACCTTCGAGCCCTGCTCGATCATTGCCTGTGTTGTGCCAACAGGTGTGTTGCTGTTCATGTCAGCAATACGGCCCTCACTGGTCTTCACAACACCTTTAGCCGCGTCAGTGAGCCAGCCAAGCAGGTTGTACAACACAGAAGACGGTGGGTTGAACGGCAGTGGCATGGCCAGCTTGCGTACGTCGTCAACGCCGGGTGAACCCTCGATCTCCATGACCTGTGTTGGCTCGATGCGGTCCGACTGTCCACCAATGCGTCCGCCTTTTAGCTTCAACATGGTTTGGCTGTTGTTCACGTGCGCCGCGTCCATCAGGGCGCGCAATGAACCAGTCAGTGCCGCTGAAAGGCCACCAATAAGGTGTGGCATGCCGATGGCATAAGCGCCGCGCCAAGGGATAAACTTATACTCGACCATCCAGTCAAGCTTGCGCATGCGGACGTCGCCAGCCGCCCAGTTACGGTACAAAGCAACAACCTTGCCGCTTGTCTCGTCAATTGTCATAATGTAGGGCGCACGTGCACCCTTTGTCAACGGGTCGTCCTCTAAACGCAGGAACGTCGTGATCTCGTACACACGGCGCAAACCGTCCACGTTCTTAGACGGCTCTGTGATGCCCTCGATCTTGTCGTTGGCTTTCTTAGCCTGTGTCTGCTCGTCTACGTTGACGTCGGTTGTGTATAACTCAATGTCAACGTACTCACCCATCTCGACACGTTGCTTGAACATGTCTTCAGTAATATCTTGTTGTTCTGTGATCCGTGCGGCAGAATAAAAATTGGTAGACGCAAACGGCAACAGAATGTTGTCAATTGGAACCCACTCGGGCACGGGGCGGTTGAGGTCCTTGTCAAATCTCCATTTGAGATACTGTGAGCCTCCAAGTGGGAGTTGCGTGAACAACTGCTCCATTTCGTCGCGGTACTCTTCAACCTGCTCAGTCAACTGCCAGTTCAGGAAGTTGGCCTTACGCTGTGCTGTGTCTATGCGTTTTTGGTCGGCCTTGCCCTTAATGAACGTGCGCACCAAACCGTCGGCCGGCAACAACTCTTTAGACGCGTTGGCCGCAAAGTCAACACAAGCCTCCGCCATAATTGGGTGCACAACCTTGCTGGCGCCTTGGAACGTTGCGCCACCGGGGGCGTCGTTGCCCATGCCCGTGCGGCGAATGCCCTCTTCGTACTGTTTGTCACGCTGTTTGCGTGACTCGCGGTCTACGTCGATCAGGTCCAAGTATTCTGAAGACAGTGTCTGAAGAACACCGTCTTCCATCTCTTCTGCCAAGTTGGCGTAAAACTCTGGGTTCTCTGATGGCTTCTGTGTCTCCAACATGTTGACCACAACAGAGCCATCCTCCAACTCAATAACCTCGGACTCCACTTCGTCAATGTCCAAATCCAGCGCGTTGGCCAGATCTTGAACCTCTTGTTCCGTGTCTACCTCTTTGGTTGTCTCGTTTTCTGCGTAAGACAACGCGGACAGGTTACCGCCCTTTTGGAGTGGAATGATTGGTTGCATTATTGGTTAAAGCCTCTGTATGCTTTACGAATTGGTCCTACGAGAGGCAGTGTGCCCAGCGCGCTCATGGCCGCTTCTCCGTATTTGCCTTGGTTAAGATTTTGTCCCACCTCTGCGGCAAACATTGGTGCTTGCATCATGGCAACAGCAGGGTTAGCAAAAGCGGCAATGTCCATTGCGCCCCATCCTCCGGGAATGTTGCTTGATGGTCCACCAACAATGGTGTCCGCCGCGCGGCGTGCAATAGGACGACGAATGCCCACTTTTTCAAGCATGCCACTTCCTAATGATGAAATACGTTCGCGCGGTGTTGGTTCGTACTCAGACATTTTTGGCTCACGCGCCTCGTAGTCTGTTCGTGCCTTTTCGGCGTTGCGCATTACTGTTTCATCATACGCGTTTGGAAACTTACTATGGCCGCCACGAATGTATTGTGTCAACTCTTCCAACGTGGGTTGTTGTTCTTGCGTGTACCCACCGCCCTTGTAACCGCGGACCATCATCTCGGCCTGCATGTCGCGGGGAGAGTACATCATGCCGCCTTCTGCTTTGCCTTGAACGGCACGGCGGCGTCTGTCTTCCAACTCTTGCATCTGCCAGTCTTGCGCAAACGGTGCGCGTTGCTCGGGGGTTGTGTCCAGCAAATAATCGCGCTGGTGTTGTGCCTTCCAATCATCTGGGTGCTTAGTCACCACTGTCTCTGGCAAACCAGACATGCGGGCCTCGTCGCGCCACGCGTTCATCTCTGCGGTTGCGGGGCCACGGCCCTGCACAGGGCGTTGGGCAATCGGGTTCATGCCGGTGTAGTTGTGGCGCATGGGGTTGATCATTGCGTTGATCGCGTTCACAATGTCTTCTTGGTCTGGCTCAATGCCGCGAGCCTTGAAGTCAGCAACCACTTTATCCACCAAGGCGCCGTGTTTACCCAACAACATCTCGTCTGTCAGTTTGTCCAGCCCGGGGCCCTCAAGTTGCGCGGCACGTTCAGCAAACGGCGCGCTGGCGCTGGTCATCTGAGGAATATCACCCTCGGTCTTACGAATTGCATCAAGACCACCCATTACGTCGTCACCAACGCCTGTCAGTGCCTCTTCACCCAACTGCTGGCGCGTTGCCAACTCTTCTGTTGAGGGTGTGAATGACTTGTTCCATGTGCGGTTGCCTGTTCGGCCCGTGTTGGCCATGGACATGAACTCGTCTTCTGGGAACGCGTTTTGAAACTGACCCTTGGGGTAGGCGCGCGCCTTGATGTTCATTGGCGTCATGTCAAACTGGCTAGGCACACCTTGGAACGGCCCAATTGTCTCGCGTGTTGTCATGCCTTTGGCACGCTCTGGTGTAATTGTCCGGCCCTCTGGTGTTGTCACCGCGGGGTATGGACGACCACTTTGGTCCACAAGCTGGTTTGCAAACGGTGTTTGCTGTTGTGTGCGCGCCATTGTCTGCGGCGCGTTGCCTGTTGGCTTTGAAAGGGACCGAATGTGGTCCTCTAGCTGTTTTACTTCTTCTGCAGACGGGGGTTTGCCCACAGCTTTTGTATATTTACGAATTGCGTCTTGAATTCGGTTTGCAAATTGACCAATAACACCGCCCCTGTCGTAATGGGGGATGCCTGCTTGTTCGTACATCATCTGTGTCGGTGTTTTAATTGGATTAAGCATCGTAATCTCGGTTTTTCAAAATTTTGTTGTAGTTTTCAAGGTCGCCGCCCTTAACAATGTCTTTCAACATGCTCCGATACCCTGCTCTAACCTTGCCCCAGACAGAAAATGACTCGCTTCGTCCTCGAATATAGCGACACATCTGACAACCACACTGCCTGATCTCTTTTGCGTGCGATGAACTGTGCATTCAAGGGGCCTCCTATAACCAATCACCCATAAAAGCGGGTGTTTACGCCCGAAAATCACGCGGCGTAGGGGTTATAGGCCCTGTTTCGCGCAATGTCGTCTGCATGTGCGTAGTCTCTTGGTGGTAGTGGGTCCAACTGGAGCCATCCTGAGTCGCGCAGGACCCGTAAAGCTTGAGATAATGCGTCAACATAGTCGTCGTGGCCCTTTGCTTCCGGAAAAGAACACACTTGGCGGATAAAACGCTTGGCCCACGGGGCCACCTCGCCCGGGTTTGCGGGGTCTTCTGGCACGTACACCCTGCCTTTTGCAATCAAAGGCGCCACAATGTTCATCCTTTGCACCTTGTCGGCTCTTCCGGGGTTGTATGACCTTACCGGCAGGTGCGCGGCCTGTAGTTCTTGGATCAATGAAATACCCGCGGACTTATCTTCCATGAGGATAAGGTCCGTTTTCTTGCCTTTTGCAAACGTGTTGTCCGCGCCGTACACAACTTCCTTGTAGTCCTCAATCACCTTGCGTCGTAACTCTGGGTAAGACAGGTGGTTGTCCCATGCGTCAAGCAAAATGCAACTTGTTGCAAAGTCATCCTGCTCGAACACACCCAACGCAATGCACGCGGTCGGGTCGTTGTGTGTTTTCTCGGACGTGGCCGGGTCGTACGACACCAGCACGTACTCCAGCGTTGGCGTTGGCTTTTGTGCCGGCCAGTTTCTGAACCACTTGCGCTTGACAATACCCGCGTTCTCTGGGTCCAAGATCTCGCCGTAGATCTCCTGCTTGCCTAAATCTGTGCCCTCGTACGCTTCAAGCTGTTTAAAAAACGTACTTGAAAGGTTTGCCCTGTTGTCGTAGCTGGAGGCTCTTGACACGTACACGTCACCACCAACCTTGCCCTCGTTCAGGTCCGTGATTAGTTCCAGCGGCTTGGGTGTGGTGGTGATGATCGACTGCACACGCGCTATGCGCGGGTCAGTCAGACGCAACGTGAATTGAATCTGGTCGTACGCGTCGTCGATGTATTCGAACGCACACAACTCGTCTGCCCACATGCCGTGCCACTGTGTACCCCGGAAGCGCTCCGGCTCAGACGCAGGGATGCCTCGGATCATGCTACCGTTCTTCAACGTCAACTCAAACAGCGACTTGTTGTAGTCCTTGACCAATGACGGGGGTATGATGTTCAGCAAGCCTGAATCACCCTCGAAGCACGTTGCGCGAATGTCGTTTGATGTTGGCGCCGTCACCAACCAGCGCGTCTTGTCGTAGATGGCGGCTCTTAGTCCTAACCAGTTGGACGCCGTGTGGGTCTTGCCCGAACCCCGTCCGGCTAAAAGTAAGAACGTGTCATACTCCCCGTCCTCCGGCTCTTGTTGGTGTGGCAGTGCTGTTAGCTCCCACCTCACACGCCACAGGGCCAAGTCCAGTTG